CTGAGTGTGTTTTCACAACACTATAGATGAATTCCAATTATCTGTATTCCCCAGTTGGAGCTGATGGTGTATTATCTGGCGATGAAGTGCCATCTATATTTATGCTTCCAATAATCGAAAGCAAATAGTAGCCAGTTGAAATGACACAACAGCCATATGACAACAGGACTCCTGCACTGACAGATAGGTACAGCCGTGAAACTTGGTTTGTGGCTTCAACTGCAGCCCCTAAAAACACGAAATAAGCCACAACAAATAAGCCAACTACCAGCGTTTCTGTATACCGTATTTTCAACTCTGGGAAACCGCCATTTCTTTTTATTTTTATCATAATTTGGCTTTCTGTTGCACCGATCAGAATTGCAACAGAAGATATAATGAATCCGGATACCGTTGTCGCACAAGAAATAATGGCGTTTAACAGGAACTCCAAGCGCGGCATTACTAAATCGGGAATTTTCATCAAATACAGTCCAAAACCAGTCAGAAATCCAACTATTATAGGAAACGCTGCAATCCGCATATTTCGTCCCATGGTTGCCTCCCATAAAACTTAGTCTGTTTCATGTTCTTCCATATATTTTCCTAAGCACATGCGATATAACCTTTCATGTGTAATTGGGTTGCCCCTGGAATAGTCGACTTCTATTCTATACGATGCGCGATCATCCAGCAGATTTATTGTTTCAAATGCTGTATCTTCGTTCTCTGCAAAACTTACACGCAGGTTTTGCGTTCCGGAAAAGCCATATGCCTCACGAACCAGGTCATTGACTTTAGCAGCGTTCAGCAACCCCTTTTTCTGGCGGCCAAAGCCTAACTCAACTCTTACAATCCGTCCTTGGTATCGCTTGACGCTTGTGATGATATTTTTAAGCGCTTGCTGTTCTGTTTCATCAGTCAGTTGTTCACAATCCACCGCGAGAATAACCTTTCGAAACAACTTATCCTCATTAATTCTACCGATACGATTTCCTATTAATACAGGCTTCAACAACACAGGAGTCCCGGCAGGAGATATTTGCTCCAAAAGTTGCTCAAGAGCCTTTATGGATGTTCCGTATATGTTTCGCTGCATACACAATACACATCGTTGTGCATCGTATAGCATCGTTGTAGATTCTGCTGGATACTGGTTGTCCTCAAGCTTGATCAACTCATATGTGCCGCTGTCATCTGCAATACCAGGAAGCATTTTTTCTCGCAGATGTAGAAGTTGAAGTTCCCATACAGGAGATTTTGCATTCTCCCTACATACATGAAACATTTGTGTATCGCCGAAAATTTTCTTTTTCGTGTCACTAAAAGGATGATTTGCAATATGCTGTAACAATCCGGTCAGGTCATATAAGCACTCTTGTTGGCTTCCATCTTTATTCTTTTTTAGATAATATGCTTTAAACAAATCAAATTGAACCGTCTTCTTTTGGCTTGCCACGCGACATCCCTCCTAATACACATAGTGTACTATAAAATTTACAAAATTTGAAGCGCTTTTGTAAATTTGGCACATAAAATGTCGTTGGCTCTTATGTTCTCAACTAATACTGCCAATCCCCGAGCATCACTTATATGCATATGCAAATCGTTGTCTATGTGTTATCTCATCCGTAAAGTCGCAGCGCTTTTGATTTCCGTAGCAAAGCGCTATAATGTCAAAGGCAAGACCTATTTTAACTATCCGAACAAGTACTACTATACAGACATCGGTCTTTGTAATGCACGGCTGTCTTACTGGCAGTACAATACTAGTCATATCACAGAAAACCTCATCTGCAGCAAAACTGGGATTTTCCACTGTTACCTGATCGACCTGCTTTTCGGACGAGTCGAACTGTTCTAAATGCTCCGCGGAATCTGCGCCACTGTGTATGGCTTTCAATAGCTGCACTTTTGACCACCCACGGCATAGCGCCTGCTCCAGATACCATTTTCGCTCGGCTCGTGTCAGCTCCGCTTCCATGATGACCACGTTCAGCGTCCAGCCGATTTTCATCGCCAACCGGAGAAGCATTTGGTCATTTTCATAGGTCTTGTAAAAGTCGCGCATTCGGCGCACGTTGCGCGGGGAAAAGCCTGTGCGGTCAGGGAAATTTGCCCGTAAAAACTCTGCGGCTGCGACCGCTGCACCTTTCTCCGGACGCTGGCTGATGGCCTTGCCGATGGCGTATACTTCATCCATTTGCGGAAGATTCTGCGTGAGAATTGCGGTCAATTCCCGGTACATCGTGCCATAATCCACAGGTTTTCTGACGTTCATGGTTTCTCCTTTCCGCGCCGCCGCGCATCGTATATTTCGTCGTTTTGCGAATAGCCTGCTACAATATTTTGTGGTATGATTGCCCTGTTCGTTTGATTCTTGCGAGGGAGGAGCGATTATGCACTACACCGATAACGAAGCCGCCCTGATCGGCGGTCTGATTTCAACTTATTTCTTTCAGCCTGCCGTGTCCGTATCCTTGAAAGATGCCTATAGCCGCGTTTTGGAGCATCTGCATCAGAATGCCCTCACTTCTTCTGACCTACAGCAGATCCGAAAGGCTGTGAATTTTCTGATGCCCATGTGCCAAGCAAACCGGCAGACGCAGCGGGAGCTTATGGGTGTCAATGCAAGGACAACAGCGCTTCTGAATGGCTCACGGTAATCGTGGATAACGTAAAAGGCACGACGCTTGGTCGTGCCTTCGCTGTATGTTTTTGTTGACCGCTGCATTCAGCTGGTGCGGCTTTCCAGTGCTCTTTTTTGAAGTGGACTTTGTGGTAAAGACTTTGCTTGCCCACACAAAGAGGTGCAGCATGGAATCGAACAGGGAATCTTCTTTTACTTATTTATCGTTTGCTTGATTTCCGCGCCACCCTTGATCTGCACCAGAATCTCATCAGTGGAGAGGACGGTCACGCGCTCTACGATCTGCCGGACAGCGTTTTCGTTCCATTCTGTGATTGTCTGTGTGGTATTCTCTATAGCTTGCTCTGCCTGTTTCATGCGGGTGCAGACGCGGCTCGCATCGGTGCTGCTTTGCAGAATTGCTTCCTTCTGCCTTTTGAGGGAGGTCTGCTCAGCAAGGATTTCCGCGAACTGCGCGTTGCAGGCTTCTTTGTCTTCCGCATCGATGGCTTCTGTCAGAAGCTGTTGGAACTGCTCATCTAACTGCGCCAGTCGGCGCTCGATGTCAGCAAAGCTCATGGTCTGCCCCTGTACAGGCAGCAGCTCCAGAGAGACTGCGTTTTTGATACGGTCGAGCAGTACAGGTTTATCACTCATAGCAGCGTTGATCGCTGACAGGATCGCGTTTTGCAGCGGTTCTTCCTTGATCGTCGGGGAATCGTGGCAGTATTTCGTGCCGTAGTTCAGGCGGCTGGTGCAGCGCCAGACGGGATATTTCCGTCCACGGGACGTCCATGTACACCTCCGGTAGAGCGTTCCGCACTCGCCGCAGACGATCCGGTCGGATAAGGCGTATTTGCTGGTGTAGCAGGATCGTCCTGTCACAGCCTGCTTGGATGGGCTGCGCAGGGCGCTCCGACGTGCCATTTCTGCTTTTACTGCATTGTACTGCTCCCGGCTGACGATGGCTTCATGGTGGTCAGGCATATAGTATTGCGCCATCTGTCCAACGTTTTTGATAACCTTCTTGCTGATGACGTCTGTCCGGAATGTTTTCTGAAGCAGCACGTCGCCGCAATATTTTTCATTTGTCAGGATGCTCTTAATAGACGTCGCTGTCCATTTTGATTCTCCGAGAACCGTTTTGATCTGATTTTCCTCCAGCCAGTCTTGCAGATTTCGCAGGCTGGCGCCGCTCTCATATCGCTTGTAGAGTTCACGCACGATTTCTGCTTGTTCTGGGATAACGCGGAATTTGCCCTCTGTGTCTTTTTCATATCCGTAAAGCCGGTAACAGGGCACCTTGAGCGTTCCAACTTTCGCGTGCATCTGTCGGCCGCGCCGGATGTTGCCGGAGATGGACTCGCTCTCGGACTGCGCCATCGCGCCGTACATGGTGATCATAAATTCGCTGTCAGGTGGCAAAGAATTGATATTCTCTTTCTCGAAGAGAACCCCAATGCCCAACTGGCGGAGGATGCGCGTATAGTTGATGCAGTCGAGCGTGTTGCGTGCGAAACGCTGAATGGACTTTGTGAGGATGAGGTCGATCTTTTTCTGCTTGCACTGACGGATCATCCGCAGGAACTCCGTGCGCTTTTTCGTAGACGTGCCGGTAATGCCCTCGTCCGCGAAGATGCCAGCCATTGTCCATTCCTTGTTGGACATGATTTTGTCGGTGTAGTATTCGCATTGCGCTTCATAGCTGCTGGCCTGTTCTTCTTCCTTGGTCGAGACGCGGCAATACGCTGCGACGCGGAGCTGTTTTGTGACCGCAGCAGTTTGCTGCAATTCTGGCTTGGGTGGAATGATAATGACGCGCGGCTTTTCGTCTGTCATACCAAATCGTCCTTTCCAATGATCTGTCCGTTCTTGAGCTGTAAACGCACCGTCTGGCGCGTCACAAGCACAGCGGAGACAGCACTTTGCAGCAGCTCTGCGTTGAGTTCTGCCGTGCATTCGAACGCCGCAAACAGCCGCCGCAGGCGCTCGGTTTCGTATTCTTCGTTGCCGATGTCGTCGTATTGCTCCTGCGCCAGCTTGCAAATCAGGCTTCTGGCAGCGGTCTCGTCAAGCGGTTGGGTGTTCAGAACATCATCAAGCTCGGCTTGTGTATTCGTATGTGCCGGTACGGGCGTTTTCTCCAGCTGCCTGATGCGCTCCGGCTGCGCTGCCAGCCTGCCAAGCAAATGTGTGACCTGCTGTTCGATTCCCGGCGTAGGCGGTTTGGAGCAGACACGCTTGAGCGCTTTCTGTGCAGGTGTCCGTTCCGGCAGGCACTGCTTGGTCTGCCGCTTCTCAGCGGCTGCTTCAAATGATTTTATGTCAACTAATTTCGGATGGCTGTCTGTGCCAGTGTATTTGGTATTTTCTAAGATTCGGGCAATCATGTTTTTATTCCACGACTTGCCCTCGTCGTAGCTGGGACCGGTCTTGCTCATCTGTTCTGCGATTTCCTTCAGCGACGCGCCAAGCGTGTATTGCAGGAAAATGTCCTGCACGGCTTTTGCCTCTGGCTCGTTTCGGACGATCTCGCCCATGCGCATTTGATAGCCGAACGGCAGCTTCCGATTTCCCATTACCGCCTTGTCCTTTCAATTTGCTCTGTCAGCTCTATGCCGTTTTTCAGCCGGAAGCGCAAGCGCTCGTTGCTGTCCACAATGATCTTTTCTACAAGCGCATCGAACAGCTCCGCATCAAACCGGTCGAGGAAGTCCGGCCCGTCTTCCAGCACGTCCATGAGATCGCGTGTGCGATCCGCCAGATCGTCGCTGTCGGTATCGAGAAGCTTAGCCTTTTCCTGTTTCAGCCTGCGGAGCTGTTCGCTGAGTTTGTTATTTGATGTTATAAAAGTATCAGGATCAACGCCGCCCGCTTGCTGAAGCTGGGTTAGGAATTGAACCTGACTGAGAACATCGGATATTTTCTTGTTAAGGGAGATCACGTCCTCACTCCAGAGCATTCGGCTGTAGCGGATTTTCTGGATGTTGGAGAGCATCTGCGTGAAGATGGGGCCGCCGTGGTGTTTGAGTTTGTAGTACATGCGGCAGAAAGCCTGCTCCATGATTTTTTCCTGCACAGGCGAATTAGCACATGACTTCTTATCTTTGCTATGCGTTTTACAAACCCAATAGATTATGCCGTTTTCCTCTTTTGATCTTAGTTTTCCACCACACATTCCGCAGAAACAGTTCCCTCTTAAATTGCTCTGGCGCATGGTGATGGCGCATCCGTTTCGCTTTTTCCGGCACACGCGTAATGCCTGCGCCGCATGAAATCGTTCTCTATCGATGATTGCAGGATGTGTATTTTCTACATAATATTGCGCCTTCTCACCATTATTTCTTACTTGCTTTGTCGGAAGAGTATCCGTCATGTAGAATTTCTGCAGCAGTCGATCCCCGATATATCGTTCGTTCCCCAAAATATAGGAAACTGCAGTTTTACACCAGATTTTCTTATCGCTGATTTCATGACATCCAGCGTTTAACTCAAGCACAATTTTTTCGATACTAACGCCTGACAAATAGAGGTCAAAAATTTGACGCACTATCTGGGCTTCTTCCTGATTTATCTTCATTTTCTTATCGCAAAGTTCATACCCGAATGGAACGGATGCTGTCATATAAGTTCCATCCTGCATCCGATTCTGGACGCCCCATCTGACATTGCCTGAAATCGACTCGCTGCCTTTCTGTGCCAGCGATGCCATGATTGCCGTAACCATCTCACTAGACACCTTGCTGGTGTCGATGCCCTGTTCTTCGAACTGGACGCTGACGCCAAGTTCTTTGAGTTCCCGAACGGCTGCAAGGCAGTCCTTTGTATTTCGGGCGAACCTGGAGATGCTCTTGACCAGAATGCGGTCGATTTTTCCTTTCCGGCAATCCTGCATCATGCGCTGAAAATCTTCGCGCTTTTCAACCGACGTGCCGGTGATGCCCTCATCGGCGTAAATATCGACCATTTCCCAATCCGGATTGCTGGAGATCAGTTCAGAATAGTATTGATTCTGCACGCGGTAGGAATTGAGCTGATCTTCGCTGGAGGAGCTGACGCGGGCATAGGCTGCGACGCGCAACTTCCGCGCGACGACCTCATCGTGTGCCGGGATGACTATGACACGCTGCTGTTCCAGCGCAAGGTTTCCGTCGGTTTGCTTTTTCGCCACATTCTCACCTCCTTGCAGCAACACACACTACCACACCAAGGGTGTAATAGCTATAACCAAAACGGAGAAAAATCAAGCGTAAAGTGTGAAATTTGCACCAAGCTCGACAGCGATCCGCCGCGCGATCTTTTTGATTTCATTCTCAGAAAAACCGACCGTTCGGAGCGCTTTCAGGAGCTGACAGATTCCTAAAAAATCAATGTTTGGATTCATAAGATTCTCCTTCAGCCACGGGGCGGCTCTGATTGCGCAGAGCCGCCCCTGCTTTTGAAATTTTGATGTTTGCTCCTGTTCGACGCTTCTTCCCGGAGCCAAGGCAGCGGCTGAACGGCGGCTGGCGCCGCGCACGGGTCTGCACCCCTCCGAGGATCTCTCCGAGCTGCCCCCATTACGTTCCGTTGTGGCTGGGCAGGAGTACCATTGTCCGCGGACAAGATCATTGCGAGGCAGCTTGCCAAAGCTGCTTTTGGATGGATGGGTACCGCTCGTCACCTTCTTGGGCCGTCTTTATACAGAAAATCTGTACAGGTGGTCTTCGCGCATCCTCCGCATCGCTGTTCCTTTTCAGGCTCATCCGCTTGATGTCATTCAGTCGCTGGATATGTACTTTTCAAGCTGCACGAGGCGGACTGAAAAAGTCCCCTCAATGCATAGGCCACGGGAACAGCTTTTTTAGAACCATTTTTGAAAAATTTTTTTGATTTTTTGAAATTTCTTCGATATGGCGCGTTGCGAACAGCCCCATCTCTCTGCAAGTTCTTTCTGACTATGTTCCTCCAGCGTCAGAAATGTCAATATTTCCAGTTCTTCAATGCTCAGCGTTTTGATTGCCTGTAACAACCGCAAATTCTCCAGTGTATCAACCCATGCATAACGATCTGGAAAGGCGCTTTCGTCAAAGGAAACCGAAAGTGTCTCGTTTTTTCGAAACAGTGCAGACCGGCGTTCATCGTCCGGACTGTCAATTTCCAGTGGCGGCATTTGTGTCGCCCGACGTTCATAAGCGCGATTGCGGCAGAAGCAATACCAGTCGTAGTCATAAATCTTCTGTATTGCCGCTTCGCTCATACCGGCATCTGCGTATTCTTTTCGAAGGCGTAACCATTCACGGTCAAATTTTGCTTTTTCCTGTGCGCAGTTGAATCCCATTACGGATTCCTCCAATCTTTTGAAATTTTGAGAAAACCAAAATTTCAAAAGCGGAGGCGCGCGGGGATGGATACAAAAAACAGCTATCGGTGTACATCTGCCTTTTCCAGCAGATATTCACTGATAGCCGTTAGTTTTTACATCTGATAGTGTATGCCGTACATATATGGGGTTCTTGTCACATCCTGCAGCAGTTTTTTGGGTCAAAAGCCATGCTACAGTATGCT